AGAGTATCCATTAAGAATTTGTGCATAGGAAAAGTATAGTTATCTAAATCTTTTTTCCTATTGTTATTAAAGTATAACGTATAACTAGGCTGTATGGTTTTATATTTAGGGAGAGTTTTTACAAACTCTCTTATGGTATCAGCATAGTCTTGTTTAACTTTATTCTTTGAAAAATGGTGCAGGTTTCTAAACACGTTGAGACTCAACAGGTTAGTTTTTTTCTTATCTCCTCTACCTTTTGTATAAGTAGGCAGAGGTAAGATACCTTTGCTCTTCATTTTATATTCTCCTCTTTGAGGATTTGTTCTATTTGTTTCTCGATGAACCACCTTGCTTTTCTCAGGTCATCCAATCTTCCTTCACCCGCTTTGTGTTTATGTGGGTATCTACAAAGATACTTTGTTGCGCTCGCAATTAAGTAACTCATCTTTTGGTCAAGTATAAAATCTATTACTTGAATGTTGCCTGTTTGATAATGTGATGGATTTACATTGTCAGGTTGGTCAGGCTTTCTGTTTTCATTCCATTGAACTTTTATGTTCTCACTCATTTATTCCAATCCTTCCTCCAAAACCTTGGAGATATTTGTTTACGTTTACTTTTCATTTTGTAGTAGAGCTTGGAAGTCTCATCCATGCGGACGAGACCCCAAGATTTTTTATTAGGCTTATCAGCCACCCCTTATTTTAGGTTATCGGTGATGTCCTTGTCAAGTAATTTCCAGACAATTCCAGCGGCAATCAATCCCGCAAGTCCAGCATTACCTAGAGTCCAAACTATATCAAGTATAGAACCGATTACGTTTCCAGTTAAGAAGGCAACCTTCGCACCGAAAATAATCTGTAATACAATTGATAAGCTGATTAACTTGATACCGACATCTATCGCACCATCGGCAGCATTTTTAATTTTCTCTAACATAACTTTCTCCTTTTTTAGTTTAACATTAACGGCTAGTCTATTACTCTACTTCTCTTTCTTCTTCGACTAAATCGACTAACTCACATACACTACCAGTACAGGCTAGTTGTTTTGTACCTACAGTTGAATCTGTAAGTTCATACTCACTAATCAAATCCCAGTCAACAGACTTTGGCATCTTCTTAGCCAGTTCATTGTATTCTTTCTTAGTGCAATCCTCGTAAGGTGCTTGCTGATACGAGTGGTCAGAGTGTGGTAAGAAACTAACACCTGATACTTCATCGAAGTGTTTGTATACCCATGCTCCTACTTCCATCCACTCATGCTCTCTTACACTTACGGTTACACTGGGCTTATGTTCACAGTAGTATCTCTGATATGTAAGCCATAACTCTAACTGCTCTATTGCAGTTCTATCATTCCTAAGTACTGCACCTTCAGGAGCTTTCATCGGGAATGTAAAAACTTTAACACTATTAGGTTTCATAACATCAGCTTCACAAGGTATGCCTTGGTCTTCCATTAGCTGTGCTATTGGGTCTTTAGCATCTGCTCTGACTCTTCTAAAGTAATAGTCATTGTGTCGAGTATGTATACCACTAGCACTATCAACTAATTGACTGACTGTACCACTAGGCTTGATGGCTGTGGTTGCAGTAGCCTGACTAATACCCAACAGCTCTGACCAATGCTCGTTAGTCTTAACTGATTCTTTTTTAAGGTCGGTTAAGAAATCCGGCAAGCTTCTCTTACCATAGTAACCTCTATCTGTATTACTACCATTCATAAAACTATTATCCATGATGCCAGTCAATGACACACCAAGCAATGCTTCCTCTTCTGTATTGTGTACCCACTTAGGGCGAAGACGCTTGATGTTTGTGAGTGATGCTTGGAATGTACCAAGGATACTCGCCAACCTAACCTTTCTCATGATGTCTTTCTGTGTGTCCTCTGCTCTGACTACAACCTCAGTCAGGTTACAGAACTGCCCGTCTCTCAGTATGATTTCACTGCATGGATTACATCCAAAGTCATGGTCGCTATCTCTTCTACCAATAGAAGCTACTTGTTTAACGGCGGCTTCCCTGTTAAAGATACCACGCTCACCTGACTTAGATTCATATAAAGAAGTCCACTCTTTCATGAAGATACCAATGTCAGGCTTCTCTGTGTAGCATACACTATTGTTACTCAATGCCATCTCAGGGGTGTCGCTCCACCATTGCCCGCTCTTAGCGTTACGCATACGCTCATCTGTTAGATTTGATAGGGAGATAAGGGCTGACCTACGAACACCGCCTACAACCACAACCTCGGCAATCTTACACATCATTCTGTGGCACTCATAACTGGTTAGTTTTCTACCGCCCGCTTCTTTAAATATGTTAGTAGAGAAGTTAAACAAATCTAATAATGGTTCAGGACCACTCGCTCTGCCACCAAATGTTTTAAGTCTAGAACCTTTTGTTCTTACTTTAGAGAAATCCCACTTAGGCATCTCACCATCATACAAGTAAGTGATTAGTTTACGGAACGCAGACTGCCATCCTTCTTTACTATCTTGTACTACAATAACATCTTCTACATCAACCATCTCTTCGGGTACTTCAGGTAGCTTGCTTATGTGTTGTCTCTCTACACTAAAGCCTACACCAGTACCATGCATTAAAACAAACAAGCACTCATCAAAAGCTTTAGGATGGTCAACGCTTAAATAAGCGCAGTTGTATCCGGCTATGTGGTTCTTTGCCAAGGCTGGACCAGCGGTCATCAGCGCTCTCATGCTTGGCATAACCTCTAGGTTAAGCACAGCTTCCTCTAAAACTTTACGAGTCTTAGGTACTAATTCTTGATTAGTATTTTCTTTCAAGTGTTCTTCCATGAAATCAAAATATCTAGCGACAGTTTCTTTCCATGTTTCTCTACGGTTCTTTTCGGGTAGCCAACGAGCATACCTACTAAGCGCTATAAAGTTTTGATAATCATTTGGTAATGTGTTCAATTTAAAAATCTCCAGTTATGTGTTATGTTTAATCATCTATGGGGTCTATTTGTATATCCACCATAGTGACACCGTTTTCGTCTTTGTAGTCACTGTAAGTTAGTCTTCCTTCTCTGTGCATCAAGACAGCTTCTCTTATACCTTTGTCGTATGCCTTCACTCCTTGATACCAAATCATGCCAGCACCAATAGCAAGGAATCCGATAAACCAACTCAAGGGTATAAAGTTATTTGAGTTTATTATAATCTGTTCCATTAAAGTCTCCAGTTTTCTTTTGTTCTCTCTTCCTGTCTCTTTCTATCTTCATCTTCCACATTCTGTTGTTACGAACAGAGTGCTTCATCTTGTTAGTAACAGGATGTCTTTTTGTTTTACCCATATCAGTGTACCGTGTCGTTGTCTCCAGCTACAAATTCACCGTCAGATATTTCTGTTCCCGCTTCGTAAAGCAAGTCGGGGTCTTCCTCTAAGATAACACTTATACCTTTAGCTAGAGGTGAAAGTATATTAGAAATGTCGCTACCTTCTATAGTATTATCTATAATCTCTAGTGACATCGCGCCTATCTTAGAATCTATAGAGAGTTTAAAATAAATAACATCTCTCTCTAGTTCGCTTGTTGCATTAATCATTAATAAAATCCTTTGGGTCTAGCCCACGCTTAATTGTTTTGATAAACCATTTGTAAGAAAAGGTTGACAACTTAAACGAACCAAACGCTCTGTAGTGTGTTTGTTTAGGTATGAGTTCAAAGATATTATCCTTGCTAACTTTATCAGCTTCTTCAGGACCAAGTAAACCTTTGTACCAGTCAATCATTTCTTGCAATGCTTGTCTTCTTATAGCTTTTGCTTTGCGTCCATTCATGCTTCTCTCCACATTATCTCTTCTACATTAGGAAGAACTTTAACCGTGGTTAAGTATTCAAAACCATTAGCATACTTAAATACTCTAACGTCAGGATTGCATTGGTACTTATGTCTGCACCACTTACAAGAGTTATGTAACCCCATGTTTCCTGACTTACCCTTCTCTATAATTGGGTAGCACCTTTCTTCAGGCGGCGAGTTTTCCTTTAGTTCTTCTCTAACTTTCTCTAATCTCTCTTCAATGTTAGGTACTTCTAACTCATCAGGTCTGTATAAACAAAGTTCGCCTGACGATTTATTAGCAACCAAGAAGCCACCACCTTTCTTATTGAAGCCATGCTCGTAAGCAGACAACTGCGCTAGATAACCAAACGGGTCATCCTGTGATAGCTTTCCTTCCTTAAACTTTTTAAATGAATAGTCACTGGCTGTTTTGATATCCACAACCACCCCATCAATGATACAGTCTACATGTCCTTTAAGTCCTAGAACATCCACTTCATCTTGTTGGTTCTCTACCTTGTGACCGGCTAAGTCTACAAAAAATAATAGTAGTTCTTCTACCACATGACCATATAAGAATCTAAACATAACAGATGGAGCTAAGTCTTCTTGCTCATCGTTAGATTTAATGTCATACCAAAGTTGTCTACTAGGTCTACCAACATTAGACATTCTAAGTCCTGTTGATTTCTCTCTTGGTGTAGCCCAGTCATTTAAGACTGACCTCAAACCATCTAACAACTTGTCTACTTTTTGTTCAGGCAATTTGATAGGCTTGCCTTTGCCTACATCAGAAAATATAGTATTTATATCTTCTACTAAAGTATTTATATCTTTTTTCATTAGTGAGTCTCCGCCCAGTTATTACCAATTTTTGCTTCTGCATCTAATGGACAGCGTAACTCATAGTATTGACCGGCTTCCTTGATAGAGTCAACAGCAAGCTCACCAAACCTTTCAGAGTGGCTTTCTAATACTTCTGTTTGAAACTCATCGTGGATATTACCGACAAATTTATAATCTAAGCCTTCCATTATAGCCCTGTTATTTAAAATTGTCAAGGCTTTTTTCATAACAATTGCACCCGCGCCTTGCAATAAGAAATTTAATGCGGCATGTCCGGAGCGTATCCAAATCTTTCTTCCGTCCAAGCCTTTGATGTATCCTTTATCTGATGCTCTCACAACACGCTCCCTTAAAACCTTGAGTGCTGGTGTGCTGTTTAAGAAAGCATTCTTTATTTGTTTACCCATCTTTGCACCACCGCCAACGATAGTTCCTATCTTCTCATCTCCCGCTCCGTAGAGAAAAGCATAGATAAAAGTTTTACTCTTATCTCTTGTTGGTAGTCCAGCCGCAAGTTGGTTCTTACTATGTATGTCACCATGTAGTATCTCGTTAGTGTAGTCATTGTCATTCATATAATGAGCAAGCATCCTTAACTCCAAACCACTAGCGTCACAACCTACTAGCTTGTAACCTTCTTCGACAGTAAACAATTCTCTGAAGTCAGCACCGTAGTTACCCTCTAATCCCCAAACAAGGTTGCCGTCTGAACCTTTCTTGACGGCGGGTATCTGTGCCATGTTTGGAGAAGAGTGTGTCATTCTACCAGTAACTGCTCCGTTTGTGTTGACATATCCATGTATCCTGTTGTCATCTTCTATCTTACCTAATATGTTTTTAAGCATAGCTTCACGCTTAGAAACTAAAAAGTATTCTAGAATCAAAGAACATTCGGGTATCTCTTTCACACCTTTGAGTACTGACTCATCAACAATAGCATTGCCCTTGTCAGTAAACTTGGTGGGTGTCCAACCAAAATGTTTTAAGTACTTAACTATCTGTTGCCTACTAGCCAAGTTAAACTCAGGATACTCTATGCATCCCCACTCTTTAGGTGTCTTCCAAAACGCACCTCTGTCCAACTGTTTCTGATAAGCTACTGAATGCATACCATCAGCATTATACTTGTTCTTTAAGTCTGTCAAGGGAACAAAGGTAGGCAAAGGTTTGAATGTCTCGTGTACCTTATCTATTAAACTTTGTTTCTTCTCACACAGTCCAGCATATAGTATGTTAGCTTTGCGTTCATCTATCAACCAACCATTGATTCTTTGTTGATTGATACAGTCAGCAACCTCATGCTCCAGTTTGATAGCCCTAGTCCTGAAATCCTCAAGCTGTTCGGATAACTTCTTATAAACCAACACATTAATTCTAACATCTTGTTTACAATAAGTAATCATCTCATCACTCAAGTGACTCCACTCATTGAAGCTACCTTTAGGAAAACCTAAAGCCTTTCCCCAGTTGTCAAGAGAATGCCCGCCTTGGTTGGATGGGTTAGCAAGACGAGACATCACAACAGTATCTGATATTTTAAACTTACTAAAGTCTACAGCCCACAACTTTTCGAGGGCGGGTATGTCATAGCTAATAATGTTGTGACCTATAACTTCATCTGCTTGAGATAAATACTTTTTGAATTCATCTTTATCTTCAGCCAAGAAGGTACGCATGTCACCAGTATCTACATTACTAGTTACCACAACCCATATCACCGTTGGGTCTAGTCCGTCTGTCTCTATGTCAAATACTATCTTCATTTAAAACTCATCTTCAGGGTCATTGTTCTCACTTGGCTTGTCCGTTTCGAGCATTCTACCAGTATCTTTATCATAATACAAGTAGCAAGCTGGACCAGTCAAACCTGAGAACCTATTCTTCAGTACTCTAATCGTTGTTGTGTTCCTGATTTGTGGGTCATCGTGTTGACCATCCCTCTCCAAACCTATCACCATATCAGATAGCTGTCCAATACCAGCAGAACCTCTGAGTTGAGATAAGGAAGTCAGTCCG